AGGTCTAGTACTCTTTTGATATGATCAGGAAAGTCAGTACTCATTCTCATTCCAGAAGTGCCTTGGTTTTGTAACGTTGCACCTCCAAGAGACTGTCTTACCTTGTGTTCATCTTTCAAATAGTAAGTAACTAAATCGAATACAGCTAGTTTTAAATCTTTAGGAGTCTCAGTATACCCCGCATTATACGTAATTTTTACTGATCCAACTCCCTGTGCCCAAGGTCTTGTATTACCTTGTTCATTTGTTCTTATAATTGCGTCAGACTCATAGTCTACGTAATATTCATAGTTCCCTGTCGTTAAAGTGGCATAAGCACCACTATAAGCAGTTCGTTCTTGTACAATATCTACTGCGGTTAACGGACACTCGCTGACAATAATCGTTGAGGTGTAGTTATCACTAATAGAAAATGTTTCCACTTTGTTTGTACTAATATAATCGACAAATGAAGTTCCACAATACTTTTTTACAAGATCGGATATCTGAGGTACTAGAACGTTTAGACGATCGTCGTCTTTCTCGCCCCTGATTCCTTCAGCGTCTTTGTATTCATGCGTATGTATTAAATCTGCCATAATATTACCAAAAATAATTGCAGTGGGGGCGAACCCCCACCACAAATATAGATAAGCTATTAACTAGCTTTGAACTTATATGCCCACTTAGAAGTAGCGCCTTCAATGAGTTCAGCGAAGCCGATTCTCTGTGAAGCAACTAGTACTCTTCTTTGGTTTGCAACTTCGTAATCGGACTCAATGGTAATTCCTCTGAGTCTTGGCATTACGTAGTTTCTCGCATATACTGCGATTGCTCCAAATCCATTGGCTGCTTGAGCAGGGAATTCGTCACAAAGGAGAACCTTTGAACCAAATACCTGACCAATCTCACCAGTGAGTTTAGTAGCCATATCACCAACTAGATTAGCATCTTGGAATTCTGCGTCTTCTAGTAACTGGAAGTATGCACTTTGTGAAACAATATATGTTACATCTGCAGGATTAACCCCGTATTTGCCCATATTCTTTCTCATGTTTAACAACTCAGCTGCAGTTACAGTATCAGTTGCAACAGCTGTTGCTGATTGCGTGAAGTCACTGTCGTCTGCTGCCATCTTGACAAGACCATCAAAAGTTCCTGATGTATAAACACCAGTAGAATTGTTACCTAATAGTAACGCATTCTCAATACCTTTTGCGTGTGATCTTACAATTGATTCCCTAATTAAAGGAAGGATTGGTAAAATTGCATCTTCTTCAGTTTCATTACCTAAGTATGATTGTGAAATAAGTTTATGAGTTGATAGAACTTTTTCAGTTAAATCTACTCCGCCGTACGGTGCACCCTGGCTGTCTCCAGTCTGGGATAAGTTACCGTGTGGAGATGATCCACTGGCTGTTTGGGCTGTCGCGAATTCAGCATATCCACTATCTGGTAGAATTGGGATAATCATATTAGCGGAATTCATTTGAATTTCTCTAAATAGCGGCGCTAATACTAGCGAGCTTTGAATATCTCTTTCTACGTTAGTTGATACGATTTGTTCGAAGTCCGCACTAGAAACGCCAACACCTGAGTGTGCGTTAACTTTTTCCATTACGCTTTTAGCGAATGGTGTGTCGAATCCTCTACCGGTTGAAAGACCTAAGATCTTTGCATCTACGATATCTTTTTCAAACGCTTCTTTCCAATTTTTGTTACCACGATCTTGGAAAATTCTTTTTGATTCGCGCATAGCTTGAATCTCTTCTGATCTTTCCATTAGATCTTTTTGTAGTTCTTTAACAACTGACTCTAGGTCGCCTTGTCTCTCTTCTACTTTTCTAGCAACATCATTTATTAGTGCTTCTGCACCACTGATTCCTGCTTTCACAACAATCTTTTGTTTTTCCTGCTCTGCTTCCACATTAGCTTTCTCAGCAACGTCTGCATCAGCTTGCGCTTTTGTTTCTGCTTGCTCAGCGGCTTTTTGTTCAGCTTGCTTCATTGCGATGCTAGTAGCAGTTTGATCTGCAACTTGCTTAGCGAATGCTTCAAGGTCGAACTCAGGGCTCACAGGAGTTTTCTTTTCTTCTGACATAATAGTCTCCGTTTTGTCGGCTTGCGCCTTGCTTGACTGCTCTATCTCTGCGATTGCATCGATTGAGTTAGTCTTAATAAAGTCTTTTTTGAACGAGTTGTACTCTTCCATGTTATCGAAGGATTTCGCTAACGAGAAGACCGCGTTTTGGTTACAAGGAACCGAAACAACAGACACTTCAAACAGTTCTGCGTCCTTTATTCTATATCCGTCGGTTTCAGGTAAGTATTCAGCGTCCTTGACTTTGAAACCAACAGAAAAAGCTCCAAGTACGCCGTCTTTAATAAGATCTTTGATATCGCCTGCAGATTTTGAAATTCGAGCAGTTAGCTCTAATCCATTCTCTGAGACTCCAATTTCCTTCGCCCGACCAATTGGTCGATCGTAGTTATGGTTAAATAGGATTACTGGATTATTTTTAAAATTATCCAATCCACCCTTTAACCAAGCATCACATTCAATAGTGTCACCAGCTCTGTCGATATGGTTCGTACTAGCTGATCCTTTGATATCTAGTCCGCCATCTTCGTCTTCTGATAACATCTTGAATGAGTTTGTCCAGTGAAAAATTTTCTCAGACATAGTTAGTCCTCCTTCTTAGCTTTAGCCTTCTTAGGGGCGGGAGCTACAACCGGTGCTTCTACAACTGGTGTCATTTCTACTGGAAACCTGTGTCTAGCTGCTGCTAGAACTCTATTCCATGATCCAAATTTCCTTCTTAAGAGAAAGTCTCTTATAGGAGCTTTCGGATCCGCTTTATATTCTGGTAGGCTAATCTTATCTACGTTTTTTGCTTGTAAATATTCGCTTAAAGCCTTTATCATCATATGTTTTGTCATAATTATTCCTCTGCGGGTGGGGTTTCTTCTGGTCTGCCACCTTGCTCTGGATTTGCGGCCGATCCTGCAATATTTGCAGGAATTCGCGGTGTATCAAATCCGTCAATCTTCTCAAGTCTCAACGCCTCCCTTGCTTCATTCGGTGTTAATATTCCCGTGTTTACAAGTGTAGCGTAGTAAGCTGCCTGGTCTTTCAACTCAGGCTGAAGTGCTGGCGTATCGCTAACATCTTCGTTAAGTTTAAAACCGAAGAACCTCTCGAAAGCATATCCCATCTTTCTAATGATAGGTAATATGGTTTCTAAATAGTATAGACGGTGGTTGGGTCTAATGTTTGCATTATTCCCTCCGTCCAATAAAATAGGTGGTATACCCATCGCTTCTAAAATTATCTTCTCATTCGACGTTATTGCCGCTTGAAAGTCTAAATCTTTGAAGTTAACTTCCGTTAGGTTTTCCACTTCCAATCCACCATCTAGGAATAACGGTCTACGTCCTCCTGATTGTGGGTTGTATCTAGCGACCCAAGCCTGTAACATTCTTTCTTTGATTTTCTCCGAAAGTGTGTTAGGTGACTTAAGTACTAAACCTGGTACTGCTCCGTTCTTGAAGAAGTTATCTTGGAATCTTCTCATACTTCCAAGTAACTGCATGGTTCTCCATGCTGGCTTCAATCTAGGAACTCCTCTATAAATAGAGTTAAAACTGTTCTCTTTAATGTGAATGATTTCACTAGGACTATACTCGATACCGGAGTCGTAAACATATTTATCTACGTAGGTACTTTCATTAGTCTCGATTGTTACGTGTTCTGCTGGCAAATGATAGAGATGTACTCCATCATAGTATATAAAGATATTGCCGTCTATAAGTAGATCAACTATTAAGTTTCTCTTAAAGGCGCTAATATCTTGAAAAGGGTTTGGTTCTACATTAAGTAGTAAATTGAGCTTAGTTCTTCTCATGTTTTTTACTACACCAGTAACACCTTGTATCTTCTCGCCTACATCGAATGGTATATCCGCAGCGTCGTCCACTATCATGTTGACTGCTCGGTTTACCACTTCTAATTGCTCGTAAGCATTTCTGTAGTTAGTTGTTATTTCACGACTAGAAAGAGTACCACCTTCATCATTGGCGATATGAGACTGAGAAGGGTTTAGTTTCTCGTAGTCCTCGCTAAAGGTTGTTCTTCCTATAATCCTGTCATACCATGCCATATTTGTCTCTCTGTATACTCACCCATCTTTCTTGTTTTAGTGCTGTTACTACTCTTGGGCGTTTGCCGTAGATGGAGTGTAGTTTCATATGATGCTCGTGACATAATGTAACAGCTGCGTCGTAAATTTCTTTAGTGTGTTCGGCTATAAACTGTTCACGAAGGTTTAATATATCTTCTTCGCCAGTTATTTTCAGCTTATTCTTTCTTAACCAAATTTCTAACAACTCTGTTAGACCATGAAAATGATGGAAGTCTAGATTCTGCGTAGATTTACAGATATAACATTCCGTTCCTTTGTCGTACTTAGACTTAGCCTTGTCCCGAACATATTTAACTAGATCTCTTTTTAGTTCCATAACTTATTCCATTCCTTAAATTATACTATTATTTGGGGGTGTTGTCAAGAACTATTTTTGTGCGGTGGTCATTAGAAGCTAGTGGCACTTGTTTCGAACGAGTACATCGCATAGCGTAGTGCATCTGCCATATGAGAAGCATAGTTGTGTTTTGGCTTCTCTTTTAGTAAGTTAGGATTGGGATCCCACTGGTACTGATCAAGGGAGCTCAGACTCTCATGACATGTCTGGTGAACTATTAGTGCGTCATTATCACAGATCGCTGCTACATGACCAATTCCATCAAGTACAGATTTCTTTGCGTTAATAGTACTAATGTCGTAGTTTTGTGCAAGGTCAAATCTTGTTTGCTGTGCGGCTGAATCAATATAAATATAATCTATATTATACTTATGAATTAGTTTCTGTATCTCGATTGCGTGTTGTTCTGTGGTTCTTTCTGAGTTTAAGTACTCAGCTAATAGATAATACTTTCTAGCGTCCCAGTCGTAGGCAATTACACAGAAAGCTGTAGGATCTTTGAAACCTACGTCCATTCCTGCGAATACGTCCATGCCGGATAGGTCTAGCTCTGATAAATCCTGCTGGCACTTCTCCATGTTGAATCCCCATACCTGGCCTTCAAATACATTGAAGTCTGCCATATACTCTTGATTAAATTCGGATTCAGACATTGTTTTTCTTGCTTCATGAATGTCCTGGTCTGAGATACGTGGGTTTTCATGGTAAGTAGCCTTGACACTTGCCCACTCTGGAAAGTCTCCTGAGTAACCTCTATACCAGAACTCTGCAAACCAATTGTTCCTACCACGAGGGGTAGAAATGAATATAGCTTTAGAGTTTTCTTTGTCTAGTGTAGGTC